CAGCATTCCTATCTATCAGGGTGAGTGTGTACTTGATGGCGCTTTTGTAAAGGGAATTGTTTGCAAAGTCCACCTGTATCCTAGATCGTTCATAGACTATACAAGGATACTGCATCTTGATGTTTGCTGGTGGCTGAAAGTACACAAAATCGCTATTTAGTATCGCCTTAAGCGCAGCGTGAAGTTCAATTCGTGGGGCCATTATACACACTTCCTAGCGTGAGAAGTAGACGGGGGCGCTGAACCTCAACATTTGTCACAGTCCAAACAGCCCCCGCCCACTTAACATACCTGATATCAAAGAAGTGTTGATTGGCGTACGAATCGGTCACGATGCTAATCGAGTTATTGACGGTGATGTCGTCGTTTAGTTTTTCACCATTAGTCATAGTTCTTGAGATTCGAACAACATCACCGTAATAGCAGACTTCGGTGATTTCGTCAACCCAGACACCAGATCCTGGTGGGTCCTCGACAGCTTTTCCGTAACCAACTGGACCGTAAAACCTCGCCATCGTGACTCCTATTTTGAATTGGTATTAGGAGCGCATGAAGCTCCAGGTGGTGCGACCGGTAGCGAAGTAGTAGCCGTTCTTTTCTAGGGCATTAACTCGGAGGGTCTGACCCGAAGTCAATACGATACTGGAGCCGCCGGCCAAGACTTTGCCGTCACCATCGAGGTACGAAACGCCGGTAACAGTCGGGATGGTGACTGTGTGGGTGGCCGGGTTCCAACCGGGCTTCGTCGGGACCACTGCCACGTCCGACGAACCGGTCTTCAGGACGACAATCGCAGACTTCGGCTTGACCAAGGCGCCGGAGATGCGAGTCTCGATCAGGTACTTGTGCTTGTTGTAGTCAATGTCGAAATCTTCGAACATTGAAACGCTTCCACCCTTGTCTGCACCAATAACGTAGTCTGCCATGTTGACCATGATCCCGATAATATTGGGTTCAGACTCAAGAACTTCGACGGCAACAATTCCGCTGACACGCATCTCAGCAGCAATGTCGTCAACGGAGCGGTACATACGCTTCCCATCAAGATCGCGAAGGATGAGGCACTGCGCGATGAAGTTCTCCGTGGTGTAGAAAGTCGGAGAGCCTGTTCCCTTGTAGAACTCGCGGTTCAAGACAAGAGTATCGAGAACCTCGCGGATGCTTGAATTTGAGTCCCCGAGATTGACCCCGACGGTGACCGTGTAGTAAGGATCGTCAAAAGCGATAGGGCGGATGTTTCCGGGATTGATCTTGTCACTGTCGTCGATTTCACGACCATCGCCGATGAGAACCGCGCGAGCGATCTCCTCGTCAAGCATCAGTCGCATTTCGCCCTTCATCCACGCGACGACATCGAAGTCGGTGATGTCGATCATGTCGTCGCGATCGATCGCCTGCTTCTTGTAGATGGTCTGCGGGGTGGTCACACGCTTTGCAACGCTGAAGAATTCTTCCTTCTTGAAGTCACCCTTGATGTAACCGCGAGCGCGAGCCTCGTCGTACGTGATGTCCGCAGTCCAGGTTTTGATCCTGCTGAAGGGGCTCTTGCGAGCTCCATCGAGGACGCCAGAAACCCATTCGGTGCGGCGCTTGTCCCACTCGGGGGCCGTGGTGAGACTCTGAGCTTCCGGGAAGAGCAGATCGATGTTGGTGATTCCATGCTTGAAAGCGTAGTCTTCGACGGCGGCCTTCATCGAACCGGTCTTTTCCGCAGACTCAACGATCGACTTGATGTCGGAGTGTGAAAGAACATGCTTGTTCGGGGTCTTGTCGCCCTGCTCGAAAATGTTGTGAACCATCTTGGTGCCTTCCGTGTTGGAAGAAGCGGCATCGCCAGCTTCGGTATCGTTTGAACCATCAATAGCAGATTGCTTAATAGATTCTTTAGCGTCAAGAATTGCCATTCCAATCATGTAATTGACAAGTTCTTTCTGCTTTGTCGACAAAGTTTCATAGACGTCGCCGATAGTATCTTCCGAGTCATCGTCGGCATGTTCAATATCTAGTCCGGTGTGAATCACAGCAGCGTCGTCAACAATCTCATATTCGCCATCGCTGTGCACGATACTAACATAATCGATAAGAGCGCCGGGGTTTGCTCCAGCCAGAACCAAACTAACCTCGCGGATGGCGCCATGGATTACCGTTTTCCCCTTCTCGACCAGCTGGTTCGCATAGATCGAGAGGTTCTTAATGTCGGAGTGCTTTACTAGAGCCTTTGCATTTTTAGCGGTTTCTGTATCGTTAAAGTATCCGTAGGCATAAATGCCATCAGGACGGGCCTCTAGTACCGCATGACCAAGAACGTTTCTTGGCTCTTTGTCTCCGCCGTGGTGCCAAACTAGGGGGACTGTCTCCCCATCCATGTGCTGAAAAGCTTCGGCGGTGATTGTGCGACCATCCGTGCATCGCAGACCAGCTTTAGTGGCGTAACCACCAAAATCTGCTTCCATTTTGAGTAAACCCTTCTGTCATTGTTGAGTTGGATCGGCCATAGGGTCCGTCGGAGTTGGATTCCTAGATGGCATATTGCTATTCATCAACTTATCGGCATTTGGATCGGAGGCCGGTTTCATTCCGATGATCTGTCGAATCTCATTAGGCGTAAGAATCTCGTTTCGTGAGAACTTATCAGCAATATCGGCCATGTCGCTAATCGGAACCAAGCGGAACGGGTTCGTAAAGTAGATTACATCCTGGTTTTGAACCCGAGCAGTTTTAGTTAGGAATGTCCTTGACATCGCTTCAACGATCGCAGCAAGAACTGGTTCGATTGTTCGGTTCATGTAGTTAAGCATGGCCGTTTGATCAGCCGTACCGTTCATGACTGCTTCTGTAAGGCCGAGCTGTGAATAAAGCATCTGCGTAAGATACTCAACCTGCTTAAGCAAATTATTCTCCGCAGGTCTGTTCAGCTGAGTCACACTTTCAGTCGCATCAATATACGCAATTCCATACTTGCTGCCGCGAAGTTGGAACTCGATATCTTCTCGACGCTGTTCTGCTTGCTGTCGCCTAGTCTCCGACTTCACCGCATAAGGAAGTTGGATCAACACATCCAATTTCCCAGAACTTGTTTGCTCATCCACAGCATCAAGTAGGTTGAGCTTATGGACAAGTCGCTGGAGCGTTGAGTTTGGCTCGTTCATGACCGCATATAGTGGATTCTCAACAATAGCGACATACTTCTTTTCGAGTGTCAAATTCTCCCGACGACCAAGTTCTTCATTATACACACTAACCTGGATATGTTTTGGATACCAGGAGATGATCTCGCCGACCCTTAGACTTTTTATATCATATCCACCAGAAACACTTGGGTCTAGGGTGGTCTCGACCGGGACAATTGCTACTACTCCTTTGTCGAATAACGACAAAGTGACATCTTGTCTGAATGCGCGAGCTCCTTGGTCGATGTTTGCTTCCTTAGTGAGACAATAGTTCAGTCCACTAGGTATCTCTTCCAAAAATCGCTTACTTTCGTCAATCCTTACATGTCTAATGTCATTCGCGGCAACGTCAATGCTCAATCTAGTTAGAATCGCGGCGATTATAGATCTCTCGTTGGTAATCAGCAACTTTGATCTATCAGGTTTCAAGCTTCCATAAGAGGCCGAAACGTTAGGGTTGTACGTTGGCGGTTCCACATTCTTACTGCTGAATGCGTTCCACGCGTGTTTCAACTTCTTTCCGAAGGTAGTCATAGTTCACCTCCTCCCATTTTGACATCGATCACTCAAAGGCCTCCTTGTTTGCTTTGTACGCGACGTAAGCGTCTAGTAGGGCGGCTACGTTGTCGATCTTCTCTTCTTGCCGCTTCTTTAACAACTTTCGGTTTCCGTTAGTATCCTCAAGAGTGATGGCATTTCCCATAGCAAAGGCCATTAGATCTTGGTCGAACAGAAGCATTCGCTCTTCGGACAGGATCTTCAACTCACCGAGGGGCACTGACTCAGTACGAGCTCCCTGTGGAACTTTTTCGATTCCGAAGGAACCATTCTCAGCTTCCCAACGAGTGACAAACTCTTTGGCATTGTACGGATCGAAGCCAAAAGCGCGAACGTCATACTCCTCCGACTCGATAAACTGATCGAGGTCATCATAAACCTCCATCATGTCTAGGACCGTACCCTCGAGAACGTGCAAACTACCTTCTCTGATGAATGTGTCATACTTGGCGCGCATGGCTCCGGGAAGTTTCATCAAAGTAAGCGATGTGATATAACTTCTAGTCTTGACTCCAAACTGCCCGTTTCTAAGTGGAAACAAGAAAGTGAACGCGCAGAAGTCATCGCCTTGAGATAGATCGGCCCCGAGTGCGCAGGTCATCTTCCAGAAAGTTCTAGCCTTGTGCGGTATGGTTTCCTCATAAGTAAAGAAGTAAGTATACCCTTCCATAGGAATCCCAAACCTTTTAGCAAGGATGTCGTTTCTAGAAGCTGGAGCTTTCTCGGCTCTTTCTACATCGAGATGGTAAGTTTCATAACTAATCGTTTGTCCCAAATTTGGATTCGCCTTCAACCACATGGCAGGATCTGCGACTTCTTCGATTTCGTCTAGTTTATAGTGAAAGATCGAAATGTGAGGAGCATAGTAGTCGCCTTTTAGGATGTCTGCTAGTTCCATTTTGATAGTATCGCCACTTCCGTTGCGAACCGTCCCTTCGGAGCTGATCGCAACGATTAGATAGTCCTCTAACTTCGAAGCTCCCTGTTCGACGGCGCCGACAACGTCTTCGCGAATGTCGCCAGACAACCATTCGTCAATCGTAGTTACCTTAGGGCGAAGTCCTTGTAACTTGTTAATCGTCATCGGACGAACTTCAAGTAACGAGCCAGTCAAGAAATTCTCAACGCCCTTCTTTGTCGGGGCGAGTTTTTGTCGCATCATTCTAGAACCGGTCGTGTTTTGGAGCGAACCTTCGGTAAGAAACTTAAACAGTGGGCCACGTGCTCTAGTGATAGCCGTCCGAATTGGCGACATTACTTCTTCGGCTTGTTTCATGGTCGGGGCTGTTGTGATTTGATGCGTCGTCGTTGTGTCGACGTTCAAGTAATAGCTCTGAATCATCGATGCATACATAGACTTGGCGGCGCCACGAGCAACTATTAAGTACTGTTTTGTCACTAACCGTTTCTTCAAAGTCTTTGTGACGTACCTCCCGCCATGATTATCTGCCGATGGTTGATATACACTTCTCTCTACGAAGTAATACCAACCAAATATCTGCTCGGCCCACAACTTAAACGTGAACAGCAAATGCAGATTACTTCCATCGGTCAGTGTCATCTCAGTTTCGCAGTAGCGAACGAACCCTTCTACAACTTCATCATCATAGTAAATATTAGGATTCGCTATTAGTTCGTCAATGCGATTCATTTCCAAGGAAACTTCGCGGTTAACTGGAATTTCACCTTTAATGACTGACTCTCTGAACTGTTTATAATATTTAGGTGTCGCCGTATTAGAGAGTGCCATATAAGTCTTCCTTACTCTTTAGTATTTAACGCCTTTGCGCCGCACCTGTACCGGCCAACGACTTTGTGCCCTCGGCGATCGCCTTATCGATGGCCGTGCTGACCGCAGATGTGAGCGCTGCTTCTGCCTTCCTCTTGCCCGTCGTCTTGATGAAGTTGGTCACCCATGACGGAGGATTCTCTTTTTGGCTCAACAAAACAAATCTCTGCTCTAACTCCATGCGTCTTATCGCAGACTGCAAATCATCATTAGATAGGGTTCTTGTCCCAGCGTGTTTAGCCTTAAACTGAACCTCGCTTTTGTCAACGTGCTCCTTAGCCGGCAATTCTTTAGTAGCACTTGCGATCTTGGCTTTTTTATTTGCACGTCTCTCGGCTATGGTGCTCGGCTTCCCCGGGACTTCCTTCTGTGCGACTTCCTTCTGTGCGACGCCTCCACCAGAAGGGCCTCGCGATTTGACCACGCCCCATCGCATACCCTTGACGCCGTAGTGCTCTAGGTAATCGAAGTCTTTTGTAACATCAGAAATGTCCATATCATCCTTTCATGTCCAAGTGTTTGGTCTTGCCGAAGTCACTACATAATTCCACGACCAAGACAACCTAAGTCTGCAGTCTGAGAAATGAGCATAATTAGAAAATCCATCGGCTCTAGTCATCAAACTTGACACATCACCAAACCCTAGCGCCTCCCCATGACTAGTTCCTATGTCAACCCAAGCTCCCGCGCCGGATGGTGGTGTACTTAGTGTCACGTTATTAGTTCCAACCGGTTCATCTCCGAACCCCGGGCTATTGGTCCTTTGGATTACCGTCACCACGGACTTCGGGTTTCCAATCCCAGCCTTTCTGTAGAGATAAAGTTCAGCTTTGACGCAGGTACCGTATAGTTGACGACTAACGCCAGTAGTTCCCCCTCCGAGGTGTGCTCGAAGTTGACTTCGAACGCCATCTACAGCGTAGAATATGACGCCCCTATAGTTACCATCAGCTGAGGAAATCATACCCTGCGCAGAAACGCCATTCATAGACTCCCACTTGTCGACCGGCCGCCATGAATCTCTACGATATGGCGCGAATTCAATATTTGTGATGACTCCGGCGTCTCGAACCTCCATACGACCAGAATAGTATGTTTTGAGCTCGCTCTTGTTTCCAGAAACGCTGTATCTAGACGGTTCGATTTGGACCGTAGTACTCGAATCTGGAGAAACTTCGATAGTTCTAGAAAGTTGAACCGTGTCGACGAGACGAACTCCATTGACCCATACGCGATACCAATGGGCACCGGGGACCTTCGGCCAAGATACGGTGAAACTAGTCATCGATCTTCCGTTGACGGCTAAAGGTCCCGCGGTAGGTCTCGGTATCGTGATTCTGGCTGGCGAAGAAGCAACGCCGGGTACACCATCAATGACCGGGGTAATCGTGTAAGAGTAAGCTACGCCCCAATCGTACCAATAATCCAAATATTCTTGTGGTTTTCCCGGGGTTGAAGCCCCGACCATGTCAACTAGAACTGAATTTCTATGTACTTGATACTCGTCTGCGTTTTCGGTTTGGTCCCAAACCAGATGAACAGCTCCTTGTGCGAGGTAGGTGGCGGTTGGGTGCGCGCCAACCTTAGGAGGCCAAATAATAGTGCGGCCGTGGATTAGTTTATCCACAGCATGCAAGCCTAAGTAGACCATGGAAGCCGAGTTTAGAGTCGTCATTCAACATCTCACCCTACGATTACATAAAGAGTATTGCTTTGAACCAGGGCTCGAGTGACCAAGAGATCATACTCAGCTTGTGTTAGTTGGGTCCAAGTAGCGTCCTTACCGGGAGGTCCTTGCGCGCCAGGGGGGATCCCGAAGGTGATCGTATAATCCCCATCGTGTCCTGAAATAGATACTGTTGGCGTGGTTCCTGGACTTTGTTGAACAGTCGAAACCTTGATCTCCGGCGATGGGCCTACAGCTCCACTTGGACCTCTAATTTCTCCGGCGTCCAGCCAACCGTCCCCGTTCCAAAACCAACCTTTTCCGGTATCTGCAGTGAGGTAGAAATCATAACGATTCGGGGAGTGTGGCAGATTTGCGTAATTAGGAACGATACCCTTAACTAGGAGACCTGCCCCGGGCGGACCCTGCGGACCTGGCGGACCAACGAATCCATGCGCAAGCGAAGTCCAGCGGTGTGTTCCGTCACCAACTTTGAACTTACGAGTATCAGTCTCATAACCAATCTCACCGTCCAATAGCAACGGATTCTCTTTCGTCCATTCTGCCGACGTGCCTCGTCTCAATCGGATGACGTAAGACATGAATCACCCTCCTTTCACTTACACCATGGTGACGGGTTAATAGGTGTCCCCCAAACCCCGTGATGGTTAGGAATTCCAGAACGCACTTCATAATGTAGATGTGGTCCCGTGGAGTTTCCAGTAGAGCCGACATAACCAATGACTGATCCATCTAGAACTCTCTGACCGACGGTAGCTACAATCTTTGACATGTGCGCGTAGATATGAATTCGTCCATT